TTCATACATGAATAAAACAGGAATAGACCCAGGGTATATATCAGTAGACTTCGATAAAGAAAAGGTTTCCAAAATGATCGGAACAGCAGTTGATTATGGATATGTTTATGTTAGAGAAGAATCAGATAATTCCCTTAAGTTAATTAATATTGCATCAGCTAATGATACTTACAAATTAACGGGAAGCCCAACGGAGGTTTTAATAAGGTACGCTAATAAAGTAACAAAAACTACTTCCGTATTAATAAATTTACAAGGCTCAACAGCAGGTTTTAAAAAAGTTTTAATAGAAATTCGAAACGCACAAGGCGGACTAGTCAGACCTTCTATTAAGGCTAAAATTTTATAGTTATGGCAAAAGACATAAAAAAGATCATAGCACAGGAGTATATCAAGTGTGCTAAAGATCCGGAGTACTTCATGAGGAAATACTGCTATATACAGCATCCTACTAGAGGTCGAATATTATTTAACCTGTACCCTTTTCAAGGTAAGGTACTACATTTATTTAGAGATAATCAATTTCTTATTACTTTAAAATCTAGACAGCTAGGTATATCAACTCTAGCAGCAGGCTACTCCCTTTGGTTAATGTTGTTCCATAAGGATAAGAACGTATTAGCTTTAGCAACAACACAAGCAACTGCACGTAACTTAGTTTCTAAAACTATGTTTATGTACGACCAGCTCCCAAAATGGTTAAAGCTACCGGCAGTAGAAAAAAATAAACTATCCCTAAGGTTAAGAAATGGATCTAAAATTACAGCTAAATCTTCTAACGCCGATGCTGCAAGATCGGAGGCAGTATCACTACTCCTTATCGATGAAGCAGCCTTTATTGATAACATTGACGAAACGTTTACAGCAGCTCAACAAACCTTAGCAACAGGTGGACAGTGTATGGCATTGTCAACTCCTAATGGAATCGGAAATTGGTTTCACCAGACATGGGACAAAGCAGAATCTGGAGAAAATTCTTTCTTACCTATTAGGTTACCATGGACAGTGCATCCAGAAAGAAATGAAGAATGGAGAGAACAGCAAGATAGAGATTTAGGACCAAGAATGGCAGGTCAAGAATGTGATTGTGATTTCTTAGCATCTGGAGATACAGTATTTGAACCAGATGATATGTTATTTTACGAGCAAACATACATTAAAGATCCACTAGAAAAAAGAGGAGTAGACGGTAATTTATGGATATGGGAAGGAGTTGACTATACTAAATCATATATGGTTGTAGCGGATGTCGCCAGAGGGGACTCAGCAGATTATTCTGCATTTCATATATTTGATATAGAAAACTGCGTACAGGTAGGAGAATATAAAGGCAAGCTATCACCAAAAGATTACGGTAACGTACTAGTAGGAATAGCATCAGAATATAATGACGCTCTTCTAGTAGTAGAAAATGCTAATATAGGATGGGCTACTATTGAACAAGTTCTAGAGAGACAGTATAAGAACATATACTACAGTTCAACTTCTCAAATGGAAACAGTAGAATCGTATATGTCAAAATACGAAAGAGATAAACTAGTACCAGGTTTTACAATGTCGGTTAGGACTAGACCTTTAGTTATAGCAAAGATAATAGAGTACATAAGGGAAAAAGGTGTTACACTACAGTCTAAGCGGTTACTAGGTGAAATGAGAGTATTCGTATGGAAGAATGGAAAACCTCAAGCACAGATTAATTACAACGATGATTTAATTATATCTTGTGCAACAGCTCTCTATGTAAGAGATACAGCACTTAGATTAAGGCAACAGGGTTTAGATTTAGCTAGAGCTCAACTTTCATCTTTTGCTAATCTTAACTCAAAAAACAAAGCTGTCATGAAATCAGTTGGAAATCAGCAAAATAATCCGTATCTTGTAGATAACGGGTATGGACAAGAAGATATAACTTGGTTGTTATAAACATGCTATTTATAATATATATTAAACAAAACTGATCAATTAATGGCTAATAAATCATTATTCCCTAGACTACAGAGATTATTCTCTTCTGACGTAATAATTAGAAACATAGGAGGAACAGAGCTTAAAGTAGCTGATGTTAATAAAATTCAGACAAAAGGTAACTATGAAACTAACTCCTTAGTAGATAGATTCACTAGATTACATTCACGCAGTAATACAAATATATTTAATCCAACTGTTAACTATCAAACACTTAGGATACAGTTATACTCGGATTATGAAGCAATGGATACAGATCCTATTATAGCATCTGCATTAGATATTCTCTCTGATGAAGCTACATTAAAGAATGACCAAGGAGAGGTTTTAGCTATTAAATCCTCAGATGAAAACATTCAACGAGTACTTTATAACTTATTTTACGATGTATTAAACATAGAATTTAATCTTTGGTCATGGACACGTAATATGTGTAAGTACGGTGATTTCTTTTTAAAATTAGAAATAGCAGAAGAATTTGGAGTGTACAATGTACTACCTTACACAGTTTATAATATGAACAGATACGAAGGTATGGATCCAGAAAACCCAGCTAAAGTAACTTTCGCTATTGATCCAGATGGACTTGCCAGTAGTCAAGATCCTAGTACTCTGTATATGAAAAAAGATTCTAGCGTAATTCACCTGGATAACTACGAAGTAGCTCATTTTAGATTAATATCAGATACTAACTACCTTCCTTACGGTAGATCATTTATAGAGCCAGCAAGAAAAATATATAAGCAACTTACCTTAATGGAAGACGCAATGCTTATACACCGTATAATGAGAGCTCCAGAAAAGAGAACATTCTTCGTTAATGTAGGTTCAATTCCTCCTGCAGAAGTAGATCAGTTTATGCAAAAGACGATCAATACTATGAAGAAAACTCCTTATATCGATCAAAAGACAGGTCAATATAATTTAAAGTTTAACATGCAAAACATGATGGAAGACTTCTACATACCTGTAAGGGGTGGAGATGCTTCTACTAGAATTGAAACTACCAAAGGATTAGATTACGACGGTACAAACGATATACAGTACTTACAGGCTAAGTTATTTGCAGCTCTTAAGATACCGAAAGCATATTTTGGATATGAAGGAGATTTACAAGGTAAAGCCACATTAGCAGCAGAGGATATAAGATTTGCTAGAACAGTAGAAAGAATACAAAAGATACTTGAATCAGAGTTAACTAAGATAGCCTTAGTACATTTATACACTCAAGGATTTACAGGAGAAAATTTAACTAATTTCGATATTAAGTTAACAAATCCTTCTATAATATTTGAACAAGAAAAAGTAGCGTTACTCAAAGAAAAAATTGATCTTGCAAATCAAATGCAAGACTCCAAGCTATTTGCCACTGATTATATATACGACAATATATTTAATTTATCAGAAGATCAGTACATGGAAATGAGAGAGCTTGTAAGAGAAGATGCAAAACGTAAATTTAGATTAGCACAACTTGAAGCAGAAGGAAATGATCCAGCAGATTCAGGAAGATCTTACGGAACACCTCATGATTTAGCTTCTATGTACGGTAGAAGAGCAACAGCTACAGAAAAAACCTCGAATGTACCTTCAGGCTATAACGAAATTGGACCAGAAGGCGGAAGACCTAGAGAAAAAGCCTCAGTCTACGGAACAAACGCAGATCCATTAGGAGGACGTGATAGATTAGGTGTACACGGTATGCATGGAGGATTTCCATCGGATAATGAAAACGTAATGGAAATAGACAATACGAAAGCTCAAACAGTGTACCATCAGATTAAAGATTCTTTCCAAAAGGAAATGATTTATGAAAAGAAAAATAATAACAGCTCTAATCTGTTAGACGAAAATCAACTTAAGGATTTAGATAACTAGAGCATATTTATATATAGCAACCGTATATTATGAAAATAAAACATTCAAAGTTTAGAAATACAGGTTTGATTTACGAACTGCTTGTAAAACAAATTGCAGCAGATACTTTATCTAAACATACCTCACCGGCTTTAGAAATTCTTAAGGAATTCTTTACTGGTGGTAGTATGATTGGTAAGGAATTAAAACTGTATGAATATATATTGAAAAACAGAAACCTTTCTGATGTTAAAGCTGAAACAGTAGTTTCAACAATTACAGAGATATCAAGAAAGTTAAATCAAAAGAAACTAAGAGAAGAAAAGTATAGGTTGATATCTTTGATCAAAGAGAACTACAGTGTAGAAGAGTTTTTTGGTATACAAGTCAGAGACTATAAACCTTTAGCTGCTATGTATTGCTTATTAGAAGCACAGAATACAGATATACTAGTAAACCCAGACTTCTTAGTTAATAATAAACTTACTATAATTGAACACTTAACATCATCTAAGATGGCTAAGGAAACAGTTAAAGATACCTTAATAGAGGAGTATTCGAAGTATGAAAAAGACCTAAGGTTGCTTACATATAAAATCTTACTTGAAAAATTTAATAGCAACTATAAAGATCTTTTACCAGAACAAAAAAACATTCTTAAAGAATTTATAACATCAGTAAACTCAACAACTAGGTTAAGAAACATAGTTAATGAAGAGATATTAAAAATTAAAACAGAAGTAAGCAAATTAGCCGGGAACGTTAAAGACGAAGTAGTAAGGATTAAATTAGAAGAAGTAACAAAGAATATTCAGCCTGCTAAAAAGACAGAAAAAATAACAGATAATCACCTAGTTAACTTAATGCAATATTACGATTTAGTAAACGAAATGCGTTCACTATGAAAAAAAGTACCGTAAGAAGAGCAATTAAAGAGGTAATTGAAGAACTAAGCACATCAGCAGGTGCTGGAGGATATTTAACTCCGTTTGCGTTTAGTAAAAATAAAAAGAAGAACAATGCTACAAAGCAATCTGAGAAGTTAGGTTACAGAGTAGTAAAGACAAAAAAAAGACCGTATAACACTAAAATGTTTGATTACTTAGATGAGAACGATACAAGAGAAATATAACGCAGTCTTAGAAGGAAACTTCTCAAAGACACAATTTTTAAGAGATGCTAAAAGAGAGCTATCTCAATTCCTATCTCCGTTTAACGGATTCCCTGATACGGTTAATATTCTTAAACAAAAGGGTGTTATAGTAGAGGTGAAGAAAACTGAAGAAGTTAAAACATCTCCAATTCTAACATACACAGAAGATGCTTTAAGGAGAGGAATAGACTTTGAACTGGAAAAAACAGGAATAG